GCATGCAGGAATCCAGCGAGCTCCTGCAGCGCATCAACGTCATCGGCGTCGAAGAGCTGAAGGGCGAGAAGGTCGGCATCGGTGTGTCGAGCACCATCGCCGGCCGCACCGACACCACCGGCGGCGGCGAGCGCATCCCGCGCGACGTGTCCGGCATGGACCAGAACGACTACGAGTGCAAGCAGACGGATTTCGACACCGCCATTCGTTACTCGCAGCTCGACTCCTGGGCGCATCGCCCGGAATTCCAGACCCTCATCCGCGACGCCATCCTCCAGCGCCAGGCGCTCGACCGCCTGATGATCGGCTTCAACGGCACGTCGGCCGCGGCGACCACCAACCGCGCCACCAACCCGCTGCTGCAGGACGTGAACATCGGTTGGCTGCAGAAGTACCGCGAGCACGCGCCCGGCCGCGTCATGGACGAAGGCACGCATACCGCCGGTAAGGTGGTGGTCGGCACGGCCGCCGGCGCCGACTACAAGAACCTCGACGCGCTGGTGTACGACGCGGTGAGCAACCTGATCGACCCGTGGCACCGCCGCAATCCGGGCCTGGTCGTGCTGATCGGCCGCGATCTGCTGCACGACAAGTACTTCCCGCTGGTGAACAAGGACCAGCCGGCCAGCGAACAGCTCGCGACCGACCTGATTCTGTCGCAGCGTCGCGTCGGCGGCCTGCAGGCAGCGGAGGTGCCGTTCATGCCGGACGGCTCGCTGCTCATCACCTCGCTGGCCAACCTGTCGCTGTACTGGCAGATCGGTGGCCGCCGTCGTCACGTGCAGGAGAACCCCAGCAAGAACCGCGTCGAGAACTTCGAATCGTCGAACGACGCGTACGTGGTCGAGGACTACGGCCTGGGCTGCCTGGTCGAGAACATCGAACTGCAGCCGGAAGCGTAAGGCCATGGCCGATAGCCCCGCGAAGCGTCACTACCAGCGCACGCTGGCGGCCAAGGAGGCCGCCAGCAGGGCACCGCACCAGCTCATGGACGGCGCCAGCGCGTACGAGCAGCACATGGCGATGCTGCAGCAGGACCGCCTGCGCCTGAAGCAAGTGCAGTCCGAACAGGGCAAGGCGGAACTGAAGCGCCAGATGCTTCCGCAGTACGGCAGCTACATCGCCGGCGTGCTGGAAGCGGGCAACGGCGCAGCCGACGAAGTGGTCACCACGATCATGGTGTGGTGCATCGACGTTGGCGAGTACGACGTCGCGCTGCACATCGCCGATTACGTGCTCAAGAACGGCATGGCCATGCCGGACCGCTTCGCTCGCACGACGGGCTGCCTCGTCGCCGAAGAGATCGCCGAAGCCGCGTTGAAGGCGCAGCGCATCGGTGAGGCCTTCGACGCGGCCACGCTCGATCGCGCGGCGCTGCTGACGGAACAGCAGGACATGCCGGACGAAGTGCGCGCCAAGCTGCACCTGGCACTCGCCCGTGCCCTGCTGGCCAATAGCACCGACGACGCGCCGCCACCGGCGGACACGTTGGAAGCGGCCATCAGACACCTGAAGCGCGCCATCGGCCTGCACAGCGCGTGCGGTGGAAAGAAGGATCTGGAACGCGCCGAGCGCCAGCTGAAGAAACACGCTGCAACGCCGCCCGATAACGGCGGCGCCAGCAGCTAACCGAGCGTCCCCACGCAACCCCGCCGGCTCGGGGCCGATCCGCATGGTCTCTCTCCCATTGCGGTGACGCCCCGACCACCGGCGACCACAGGGCAACCATGAGCGGATTCATCGCCAACGGCACCGCGGGCACCGAAGAAACGATCGAGAACGATGGCTTCTGGCCGTCGATCGATCCGGCCGAACTGCGCGCGCGCATCCGTCTCGATGGCGCTGTGGCCGAGCCGCGGCTTCGTGCGGCGATCGTCGCCGCAATCCTTGCCGCCAACGGCGAGTTGGCCGCGTGGAGCGCCCAGCAGCAAGCGGCAGGCCACGCGAAGCTGGAGGACGTGCCGGCGGCGAAAGTCGATGGCAAGTCGCGCCTGGTGCACCTGTACCGGCGCGTCATCGCATGCGCAACCGCGGCCGAAGTGGCCGAGCGTTACCGCTCCTACGACACCACCGCCGCCGGCAACCAGCGTGCGGACGATCTGACGCCGAGCATCGACGAACTGCGCCGCGACGTGCGCTGGGCGATTCGCGACTTTCTCGGCACGCCGCGCACGACGGTGGAGCTGATCTGATGCGTGTCTACGCGCACCAGGGCGACACGCTCGACGCGCTCGTCTGGCGCCACCTGGGCCGCACCGCCGGCCTGGTCGAACAGGCGCTGGAGTTGAACCCTGGCCTGTGTGCGCACGGCCCGGTGCTGCCGCACGGCACGGCCGTGGAGCTTCCCGAAATCACCACCACCGCCACGGCCCCTGAACGGCCGCTGGTCCAGCTCTGGGACTGACGCAATGGCCGAACCGACTTCCCTTTCCGGTGCACCGCTCGCCGCCGGCGTTGGCCTGGCCGCTCTGCTGCCCGGCGTCGACGGCAACGCGCTGATCGGCGCGTTCGCCGGCGCCACGCTGTTCGTGGTGTCGGCCAAGTCGCTGCCGATCTGGCAGCGCCTGGTGTACCTGCTCATCAGCATCATCGCCGGCTACCTCGCCGCGCCGGACATCGCGCGCAGCCTGCCTCTGCTCTCCACCGGCGTCGCCGCGTTCGGCGCGTCTGCGGTGGGCATCACGATCACGCTCGCGGCGATCGAGAAGAGCCGCAACTTCGACTTCAGCTGGCTGCGTCGTGGAGGGCCGCCCAGTGCATAGCGCCGTCGCCACGCTGACCCTGATCGCGTGCATCGCGATCTGCGTCCGCCTCCTCTCTTACCGCCGCGGTCCCGACACCACGCACCGCATCGGCGTTGGCTTGTGCGCCTGGCTGCTGATCGTCTGCACCGGCGGCCAGGCGCTCCACATCCTCCTGGTCGGCGCAGCCGCGCACGCCAGCCCGTGGCAGCTCGGCGTGCTGGCCGTGCTCGCCGTGCTCACCTACCGCGCACGCGGCAACGTGGCGCGCATTCTGAGGGTCGACTGATGATCAACGACGATCAGCTGGCGCAGGTGATGCGCTGCCCCGCAGCGCGTGCCAAGCGCTGGCGCCCTGCCCTGACCACGGCCATGCAGCGCTTCGGCATCACCACGCCGCGGCGTGTGGCGCACTTCCTTGGCCAGCTCGGGCACGAGAGCCTGAGCCTGTCGCGTACCGAGGAAAACCTGCGCTACACGACGCCCACACGCGTGGTCGCGGTGTTCCGTAAGTTCGACCTGGACAAGAACCGCCGCATCGATCCCGAAGAACTGGCGAACGCCAAGCGCTACCTCGGCCAGCCCGAAGCGCTGGCGAACTTCGTGTACGCGAACCGCAACGGCAATGGCGACGTGGCCAGCGGCGACGGCTGGCGCTATCGCGGCCGCGGCCCGATCCAGACTACGGGCCGCCACAACTACCGCCGCGCCGGCGAAATGATCGGGGCTCCGCTGGAAGAGCAGCCGGATCTGCTGCTCGACGTCGACATCGGCGCGCTTGCGGCCGCGGCGTACTGGAAGGACAACGGCCTGAACGCGATCGCCGACCTGGGCGACGTGCTGATGGTGAGCCGCAAGATCAATCTCGGCTCGGCGACCACGAAGCGCACGCCCGAGGGCCTGAGCGAGCGCATCGCGCGCACGCGTCACGCGCTGTCCGTGCTGGGGGCGCGCTGATGTCCTCGCGCTCGATCGTCCTGTTGTTGATCCTGCTGGCGCTCGCCGCGATCGGTTTCGGCGCAGCGTTCCAGCAGCACCGCATCGGCGCCGCAAAAGCCGAAACCGAACAGGTGCGCCAACAGCTGCGCACAATCACCGGAGAACGCGACACCGCGCGCCAGGAGCGCGACGCGGCGCGCGGCACGGTCATCACCGTGACCGAGTACGTCGACCGCGTGCAGACGGTCTACGTCGCCGGCAACACCATCACCAAGGAGATCCCGGTCTATGTCACTGCGCAGGCTGACGCCGCTTGCCCTATTCCTGCTGGCTTCGTGCGCATCCACGACGCCGCTGCCGCCAACGTCGCCCCGGAACCCGCCGCCGGAGATCCTGATGCGCCCGCCGCCGGCGTTACGCTCTCTGCCGTCGCCGAAACCGTCGCCGACAACTACACCACCTGCCACGCCATCCGCGAGCAGGTGATCGGCCTGCAGCGCTGGATTGGCACGTTGCCGGAGGCGCAGCCTTGAGCCCGGTTCTCGCCGCCCTGATCGTCGGCTTCCTGGTCGGCCTGGCGTCCGGCGTCTGCCTGGTGCGCCGTGAACCGGATGCGCCGCCGCGCGCGCATCGCCGCGTGCGCGCGCCGGCCTTGCGCATTCACGCGAGGAAGCCATGATCAAGCCGCAAAGCCTGCGCGAGCATCTGACGGCGGCGCTGCCGGAGCTGGCACGCGATCCCGATCGGCTGCTGGTGTTCATCAAGGACGGCACGCTGGCGGCGACGTTCGCGCAGCCGCTATCGTTCGAATACCGCTACACGCTGAGCCTGATCGTGACGGACTTCGCGGGCCACCCGGATGCGGTGATAGTGCCGCTGCTCGCGTGGTTGGTGCGGCACCAGCCCGAACTGCTGGCGAACCCCGAACGCCGTGCCGGCATCGCGTTCGACGCCGAGCTGCTGGCTAACGACAAGGTCGACCTTGAAATCAAGCTGCCGCTGACGGAAAGCGTCGGCGTGCATCCACGCAACGGCGGCGGCTTTGAGGTGGAGCACTACCCGGAACCCGAGCTGGAAGCGCCGTTCCCGGCGGGGCGCTGGGACGTCTACCTCAAAGGCGACTGGATCGGCGGCTGGGATTCGCCGGCAGGCTGACGCGTGGAAGATCTGCAGCAGCTGGAGGGATGGGTCGGGCCGTTGTTGGCCAAGCTGCAGCCGGCCGCACGCCGCCGCCTCGCGCGCGTCGTTGGCACTGCGCTGCGCCGCAGCCAGGTGCAACGCATCCGCGAGCAGCGCAACCCGGACGGCAGCGCCTACGCGCCGCGTAAGCGCGCACAAGCCGGGCAGATCAAGCGCCGCGCCGATCGCATGTTCCAAGGGCTCACGAAGGCCAAGCACTTCAGGGTGCAAGCCAGCGACCAGGAGGTTGCGGTAGGCTTCCTGGGCCGCGTCGCGCGCATCGCACGCGTGCACCAGGAAGGCCTCAGCGATCGCGTCACCGTCGGCGGACCCACCGTGCGCTATCAGCGTCGCGAGTTGCTGGGCTTCACCGACGCAGATCGACAAACGATCCGCGACCTACTGCTCGAACACCTAACTTGATGTTCCGGCACGTCCGTCATGTTGCGGACGTTCGCTCATTATCCCTCGCAGTACGTGCCGCAGAGCATCGAGTAGGCCCTCCAACGTGTATGGCTTGCCCAGCAACAGGCGCGCGGCAAAGCGGTAGGGGATCTCCTCGCGGGGGGCGGCGCTGGCAAAAAAGAATGGGATCCCGGCAGCATCCAGATGATCCGCAACGCCGAAGACGGTGCTCCCGTCCACATTGACATCGAGCATTGCGCCGTCCGGTCGATACCCATCGTCGAGCGCTAAGAACGCGCCTTTGAGGGTAGCGGCGTGGACGACGTCGTACTTCTCCAGCTTCAGCGCCTCGCTCAGAACCTCGGCCAGATCGTGATTGTCTTCCACTAGCAGAAGCTTCATGAGTTTGGTTCCAGGCGAGCAATG